GTAACTCCATCAGAGCCATCTACGAATGACAATGTTGCACTAGAACTAGCAGTTAAAGTTTTAATAAGTGTCATAGCTCCACTTGGTATTGAAGCCGCAGAGGTTATAGCACTTATGCTATTGTTGTTGTATTTAACTAATGCCATATAATTTTATTACTCCACTATCTATATTGCCACCAGACATTTTAAACTGAACTCTTGTTATAGCTGTTGTTGTATTAAAATAACCAGCTACATAATGATCTCTTGCTGCTGGTGCTGAACCTTCATTATAAGAAACTGATCCTCTAAAAATAAAATGTTTTACGAAAGTTGTACTTGATGGATTAAATAATTGTAATACACCACAACCATTACCATCATTATCTATACTTACTTCGTTTAATAATTGTTGAAATGCTGATCCTTGAGCTTGATCTCTACCACCATCATAACTTAAACTTGCACTAGTATCTGCTTCATTATGAAATGCTCTGAAAAATGTAGTAGTCATTGTTTGATTATAGCTTGTATTAGTTCCAGTATCTGCTTGAAATGTAAAATCTTTTCTAACTGTATCTGGATGTATATCTATAAACTTAAACACATACTCATCATAGGTGCTATCAATACCAGATGTAAAAGATATTGTAGATGAGCTTGATGCAGTTTGTGTAGAGATAAGGTTTAATGCTCCACCACTTAAACCACTTGGTTTAGTTGTGATTGCTGATAAGGAATTATTATTTGCGAAGTTAAGAGCCATGTCTTACTCCTTTGGATTATCTGATTTAATTTGTGCTATTCTTGCTTTCCAAGAATCAATACCTTGTTCGTTAATTTCTTCTAATTGTTTTTCCCAAGAGCCATATAAAGATTTTCTTGTTTCTATAATAATGTTGTTTGCTTCTTCTGTATTAGCAGCAGTTTCGTATGATGCTAGTTGTTCAGCAGTAGGTTCAGAAATATCATAACTCCAAAATTTAATATAAGCACCATCTCCATCATCTTGTAAAGATATTTTAGTATCATCCCAAGTTTTTGAATTATCTTTTAAATATAATTTAACTTTTGTATTTAATGCCATAATTTATCCTATTCTATTAATTTAAACGCACCCATTCCTGTATAACTTTCAATACCAGTTGGTGTACCACCACTTGAACCACTCACACTTTCAGCATTACTACTAGCTCTTGCATATAATTTTATTTCATCACTTGCACTTAAAGAAGTAATACCACTAAAATGACAAAATATTTCATGTCCACTATCATTTGCATATACTCTGTCGTTAAAAACACCAGAATAAAATGCTCCACCTTTATAAAGAGCAAGTTGAATATTCTCTCTAGTATTAATAGTATCAACTCTTGCATGAGCAAATATATAATATTTACCTGTGCTTGGAACAGTAAATGTGCTTGATGCAAAAACACTATCAGTATCAAAAATTTCTTGATCTAAAGTAACATGTGTCCAAGTATCTGCTGATATACTTTGATTTGAAGATTTTGTTACAAAAAATCCAGACGCATTAGTTCCACCAATAAAACTAGCATCTAATCTTTTTAAAACTCCAGCATCACTTATTAAAAATTCATCTGTACTAGCTGGTGCTTCTGCTAAAGCTGTTTGACCAGTAATAACTGTTGAATCAAGATCACTTGCAACAACTGGTTTGTTAGCTGGTTTAGAACCTATATAAGACAATTAAAACTCCTATGTAATTTCCATTATTGATAATGTGCCTGAAACTTTGTCAGCTACTGAACAATCAATTTTTAGTATATCAGTTGTTTCCATAACTACTTTACCACCTGATAAAAGTTCTAATGAACTACCAGCTGGGATTGTTACATCTTTTACTAAAAAAGCAGTTCCATTAGCTACATTGTTTGCACCATTTCTATTTGCAGTATCACTTACTAATTCTACTTCAACAGTAACTGCTGATGTGTGTATGTTAGTAAGAACTAAACCTAAAATTACTGTGGTTGTGCTAGATGCTACTGTGTACATTGTGTAAGGTGTTCCAGCTGATGCTGGTTCTGCCGCAAAAGTTACACATTTAAAAGTATTCGCCATTTATTCTCCTTATCCTAACGCAATCGCTAGTGCTGTTGCTTGTGGGTCTGTTTCAGTTACTGTTCCTGTTACAGACATTGCACTTGTTATTGCATTTGTTGAAATATTTACTTGTAGTAGTTCTATATTATCTGTTCCATCATTCAACTTTAATTTTAAAACTCCTGATGTACCAGAATCTATCCAAAGTGTGCCTTGTGCTACTGTACTTGGTGCAGAAGTACCTAATTGTGTTGTATTAATTGCAGTTAATACATTATTAATATCTGCTCTTACAGTTGGGAATGATGCGTTTGCTATATTAAAATCGTGTTGTGCCATAATTTCTTATACTCCTTTTAAAAGCCTTTTGCAATAAAATCAAATGTTTTTGATACTGCTGAATTAGAACTATTTTTAAATGTTACATCAAATCCATTAATAGTTTTATTTTCAACAATAAAGTAATCTCCAGTAGCCATATTTTCTGCTGTGATACCTACTGCATAATTAACAGATTTGTATGGATTTGTAAATGTTACAGTTTTAGTTCCAGCACCTGAACTAATGTTATTATCACTAAATATTCTATCAGGCATATCTATTGTAACAGTTGCTTCTGATACGACAGGAGTAGAAGCTAAATCTCTTGAAATTAAAACAACTCTAAATTTTAAATATCTAGCAGTATAATCGCCAATAACAAATGTTTGAAAAGCTGTGTATGTAGAATTGTCATCTGATGTTGCTATTTCTAAATGTGCATTTGCATTAGCTGGTGTATCTCCATCAAAGTTAGAAGAAGCAGAATCAAATAGCCCTGATCTGTTATCAAATAAATCATCAGGATTGTCAGAGGATTGAGATAAACTAGCTGTAATTCTAACTGTATGTTTAGCACCTATATCAATTACATCTGCAAATAAATAATTACCACTTGCATAAAAGTCAGCATTTTGAACACCTGAATCAAAGAATCTAGTTGTTTCATCATCAAAATCTCCAGAAGCACTATCAAATAATTCAGATGAATCTAATCTAATTGTGCTATCAGATACTATGACATTTGATGTAGTTCCAGTAAATGTAGGGTGTTCTGATTGAGTGGCTACTGCGTTAAAGTTTAATACAGATGTTACATTAGAAATAATTGCAGTTGCATTTGAACTAAAGTTACCAAGTTTATCTACTGCTTTAATTAAATAAGTTCCTTGTCTAGCTGGTACAGATATAGAGGTTGCTGGTCTTGATATTTTTTCTACCAATGCAACAGAATTAGACCATGTTGCAGTTCCATCAGTTTCTTTACTAAATCTTAAACTATAATATGCTAAATCAAGATCAGGTATTTGTGTCCAACCTAAATGTGCTTCTTGTCCTACAATATTACATGAAAAATCTTCTACATCACTTGGTGGCTCTACTGCACCAATAATAGTTCTAGTTGCTGTTACATAACTTGATGATACTCCTAAAGTATTAACAGCTTTAACTCTTACATTGTAAATCTTTTGGTCAATTACATTCAAGACTCTGTGATTTAATCCTGAACCTTGTGCATAAATAATATAATCTGAATCTGTGCTTAACTTGTATTCTACTTGGTAGTAATCAACAAAACTATCAGGAGAAGCACCTATCGCTACATCTAAAGCTACAATTACAGTTCCATCATTATATTCAACTAAAGTATCATCTAGTGTTACACTTGCTGGTGGTTGGATAGTAAATGGATTAGGTAAATTAGTAGATGGTACTGCTGCTGCTTGTGTTTTGGTTGCCCAAGTATAATGTGAATTTTGATGCTCTACTAAATCTAAACCTATTGTAAAATCAGGATTAAATTTAATAGATAAGACTCTAAATGGTTTTGCAGAATATCCAATAGATGAATGTGTTATATTTACAATATCTCCTATTGCTAAATCATAAGCATTAAAAGCAACATTAATAGAAAGTCTTGCTGAATCTCTAGTTCTTCTTAAAATAACTTCTGCTAGTTCTTCTGCTTGATAAGTATTTGTAATAACTTTACCTACATCAAATCTACCCTCTAATAAAAAACCCCCATCTGCTGACTTCATCGTTGCGTGGCGATCAGCAACATCTAATCCTGAATCATCTATTGGTGGAAATTGAACTTCATCTACTTGGAAATTTCTAGCTGGATTAACATAACTAACTATAACTCTATTATATTTTTCGTTTTTAGCTGGAGTAGATAAATTATATCCACCTATAATATCATCTTCTGTTAATGTAATTGATGCAGTTCCAGTTGTTTCTATAATTAAATTATATTTTCCTTGTGTATATGGTAAATAACCTCTACAACCTTTTAATAACTCTCTCACATTTTCTATTATTTTTTTAGATGTATCTAATACAGCATTTGTGTCAAAAATATTTATATCACTAGCACCTGAATATGGTGTTACTTGTGTTACACAAACTTGTGAAGCATCATAAAAACTTTGTAAATCTATTTCAGATATTGCTATTCCTTTTCCATATCTTTCATTTGTTAAGTAATCTAATAAACACCAAGCTGGATTAGTAGAAAATGCTGCTGTTTGTGCTACTAAACTAGAATTATATGCAACAACTTTTTTACCTTTTATTTTTGCTTGAACTTTTGGTATTCCTGTAAAAACATCTTGATTCCATTTAAACCTTAATGCTAAATAACATAAACCAGATAATTTGTGATTACTTCCCCAATTTGATAATGTTGATAATATAGATGATGCTGATTGCCCATCTGTACCAAAATGAGGTTCTACTTTAATTAAACTTTCACTATCTTTATAAAATGTACTATCTCCACTTCCTACTTCTACTTCTGTTCCATCTGATAAAGCACTTGCCCAAGTAACAGCAGTATCATTAACTCTTATTTCTTCTATTGAGTTTATTTCTCCCTCTGCCATAACGATTGCCATATATAAGTAAGTGTTATCTGTGCCTGAAGTTTCCATAAAGACTCTCGTTCCACCAACAAGTCTTTCCCCATATACAACAGGAATGTTTGCATCATTACTTTGTTTATTTAATAAAACACCTTTTTCAAACTCATCAAATTCGTTAGTTCCAAAGTCAGATATTTCAGGAATTTTTGGTCTAAATATCCAAGCAATAGCAATAGTTGCAATTAAAGTTACAACAGGATTAGCATTACTAAAAAAACTAACTGCTGCTCTAACAATA